CAAATACAATAGAAAGAAATGATACTACAGGAGTTGCTTTATTAGGAACTGCCATGACAAATAGTAGTGGCATTTTTTCTTTTCCTACTACTGGATTGTGGCGAGTAGAAACTTCCGTGTACTACAAAGCTGATGCTAATTCTAATGATGCAGGATTAAAAACATCTATACAATTAACCACAGACAATAGTAATTTTAATCAAGTAGCTCAAGGAAGTGGTAACTCTCATAATACAAGTTTGGCAGCAGAAGATTCTGTTTACGTTTCAATATATCTTGACATAACTAATACTTCCACACACAAAGTAAAATTTACCACTGATACAACAGGAAACGCTAATACGCAAATACTAGGTGATACTGATATAAGTCAAACTTGGTTTTGTTTTACTAGATTTGGAGATACATAATGGCATTAACTCAAGTAAATTCACAAGGTATTCGTCTTGCCGATGTCCTTCTCATTGGAGGAGGTGGAGGAGGAGGTGGTGGCACTTCATCCTCTCAAGTTGGAAATGGAGGAGGTGGAGGTGCAGGTGGAGTAGTTAATGCTCAAATGCTACTATCTTCAGGAGACTCTTTTGTAGTTACAATAGGTGCAGGTGGAACAGGTGCAGTCGCAGGAGGTGCAGTTGCTACAAATGGAAGTGCTTCTTCTTTAGGTGATTTTGTCGCTGATGGTGGAGGTGCAGCAGCAAGTTATACAGGTTCAAGCTCAACAGGAGGAGCAAGTGGTGGCTCTGGAGGTGGTGGTGGTTACGGAGTGTCAGGATTTGATGCTACAAACTCACATGGTCGCACTCAACTAGGAAATGATGGTGGAGATGCTTCTACTGGCAGAGGTAATGGTTCTGCAGGTGGAGGTGGTGCAGGTGGTGCAGGTCAAGATAACGTAAACACTGGAAATGGTAATGGTGGTGCAGGTGGCACTGGTACTAATGCTTTTTCTGATTGGGCAAGTGCTACATCTACAGGTGATAGTGGATTCTACGCTTCTGGTGGTGGAGGTGGTACAAATGACAATGGCACTGCAGGAACTGCTTCATCAGGAGGTGGTGGTAATGGCAATAACACTGGAAATGGTGTTGATGCAACTGCTAACACTGGTGGTGGTGGTGGTGGAGGTGGTAACCCTTCAGGTTCAGGTACATCATCAGGTGGAGCAGGTGGTAGTGGTATAGTTATAATACGCTATAAAAGTGGAACAAATTTAGCAACAGGTGGAACTATAACATCTAGTGGTGACTATAAGTATCACACTTTTACAAGTAGTGGTACATTTGCAGTGAGTTAATAATGGCAAGTATTTTTAAAGATAATAATCAAGTAGCTTATTATGAGCTAAGAAAAAAAAGAAATGAATTATTAAAGGAAACAGATTTTTACGCTTTATCTGATGTAACTTTATCTAGTTCAATGAAAACATACAGACAGGCTTTAAGAGATTTACCTGCTAATACATCCAATCCTCAATGGGATGGAGAGACTAGCACGTTACTTAACGTAACATTTCCAACAAAGCCAACGGAGTAAATTATGGCATATTTAGGAGTATCCCCAAGTAACGGAGTACGAAAAGTACATACTTACACTGCTACTGCAAGTCAAACAACTTTCAGTGGTGCAGGTGATGAAGGAATAACTTTATCATACACAGATGGCACATTTACAGATGTGTATCAAAATGGTGTGTTATTAGGCACAGCAGACTATACTGCAACGAGTGGTACATCAATCGTGTTAACTCAAGCAGCTTCAGTTAATGATATCATTGTTGTAATTGTATACGATGTATTTGGTGTAGCAGATACAGTAAGTAAAGTAGATGGTGGTACATTTGATGGTAATGTTACATTTGCAGGTACTGCAACATTTAGTGGTAGTGTAGTAGGGATATCCTCTGCAGCAGATGACATAACTGCAGGAGATGCAGCGATAAATTTAACCACTACATCAGGGAATATTACCATTGATGCACAAGGTTCAGATACAGATATTATATTTAAAGGCACTGATGGTTCATCTGATATAACTGCACTTACACTTGATATGAGTGATGCAGGAACAGCAATATTTAATTCTCATGTGCTACCTGCAACTGATGATGCAGTAGATTTAGGGTCTTCTTCAAAGCAGTGGAGAGACATATACACAGGTGATATAAATTTAAATAATACCAAGACGAGAGATAACGAGGTAGATGGCACTAGAGGTTCTTGGACAATCCAAGAGGGTGCAGATGATTTGTTTTTATTAAACAGATTAAATGGTAAGAAATATAAGTTTAAATTAGAGGAGATGTAATATGGCTTTGATTGTTGGTGGAACTACAGTAACAGGTACACAAGTGCTAGACGCAACAAAATTATCAGGTACTTTACCTGCAATAAGTGCTGAAAATTTAACAAATGTACCTTCAGGTTCAAGTATTCCAACTACAACTGCAGGTGTTGTAGGTTCTCTTGCTTTCTGCAGACGAATAGTTGGCTCTACTTCAGGAAGTTCTACAACGAGTAATTTTTTAAGATATGCAGGAGTTTCAGGTTCTGGAGTTACGGATTTAGCTACAGCATATACAGGTGGTACATGGAGAAATATGCAAAATCAATCTATAGGTGAAAACATAGGTGGTGTTTGGCAGAGGCAATCATAATGACAATTAAGATAAAAGGAAATGGTGCAACATTACTAGGTGCTAAGAATCCAGTATGGGCAGACAAAGATAAAACATTAATACTTTTAGATTGTAAGTTTTCTCATTATCCTGCTTTAGGTATGACAGAAAATGATGGTTACTATGGTTTTTTAGCAAATCCTAATGATGTTGAAGAGCATGGTAGACAAATATTTGAAAAAGCAAAAGCAGGTGACTATGGAACTGTTGGAGATTACGTAGAACCTAAAGGGGAATAAAATATGACCAAAGCAGCAGAATTAGCAAAGATGGGTGAAGTCCTAACCAATAATCAAATTGGTGGGCGAAGAAATATTGTTATAAATGGTGCAATGCAAGTGGCACAAAGAGCAACTTCAGTAACTTTTAATTCAACAGGGGGTGGCTATCAAACAGTAGACCGATTTAGATTTGCAGGAAATCGTGACCAATATGTGGCTACTTTGTCTCAAGCATCTGATTCTCCTTCAGGTTTTGGACACAGTTTTAAAGTTGCAACCACAACTCAAGAGACATCATTAGATGCAGACAACCAGTTAAATATACAGCACAGATTAGAGGGTCAAGATTTACAACAATTAAAAAAAGGTACATCAGATGCAGAAAAATTAACTTTATCTTTTTATGTAAAAAGCTCCATCGCAACAACTTTTTCTGTTAATTTGGTTGACAACGACAACACTAGAACAATAGCTTCAACCTATACAGTAAATGTGGCAGATACTTGGGAATTGAAGACCATTACCTTCGCAGGTGATACAACAGGTGCGTTGGATAATGATAATGCTCGTAGCTTAGATTTAAAGTTTTGGTTAGATGGTGGGACAACCTATACAAGTGGCACACTTGCTACGTCTTGGGCATCATCAAATAATGCAAACAATATATCAGCTACAACTAATTTTATGACTACAGCCAATTCAACTTGGCAAATTACTGGAATACAACTAGAAGTAGGCTCTGTAGCTACACCATTTGAGCATAGGTCATTTGGGGAAGAACAAGCACTATGTATGAGATATTATCAAAAAATTGCCGATGGAGATGAGCCAAATTCATCTTTAGTTTCAAGTGCTGCGGCACAAACAGTCGCTAATATGGCTGCATATCAAACTAGTTCAATTTTTGGTGTTTTAGATTTAGCAGTAAGAATGAGAGCATACCCAACAATAGACCTCACAACAGGAACTGATTATTATACTTTTTTACGAACTGGAACTAATGACCCATTTAACTCATTTAGTCTTGTAAGAAGTCAACATGATAGATTAGAACTTTACGCAGCTAATAGCACTAATGGTAGTTTAAGTCATTCACAAAATGTTGCAGGTTGGATGAGAATTAATGATGCTTCTGCGTATTTTGCAGTGTCAGCAGAACTATAGGATTAAAATATGATAGATATAATAGATACAGTACAACACGTAAATGACCCCATAACAAACAAGCCATGTGGTTATAAGGTGACTAGAGTAAATAGTAACTTAATTTCGTATGTGCCACTTGCAACTGATAACACAGACTATCAAACAATTCAAGAATGGGTGTCTAAAGGCAACACAATACAAGAAGCAGACTAAACATGGAAATAGATGCAATGTTATTTTGGAACATTATACTAACTATGGTCGTTGTGCCATTTGGTTGGGCATTCAACAAGATGTTCCAAGAGGTAAAACGTATACAGATATTATTAAACAAGACTCGTGAAGAGTATGCTCGTAAAGATGATGTAAAAGATGATATGCATGACCTTATGGATGCAATCAAAAGATTAGAAGATAAACTAGATAAGATATTAATGGGAGCTAAATAGTGGCAATATTCAGAGGTTTTAAACCACAAGCAATGCAAAGAATCGCAGGTAGACTTGGTTATACAGGTTCTATGGAAAACTTTGATAGCTACTTAGAACAAAATCCTGACAAGAAAAGACAGATGATTGTTTTTCAAGAAGCTGCAAAAGAGATGGCTCGTGGTGGTGTTGTTAGAATGCAAGAGGGTGGTTCGCCAGACCCTATTTTGGCTACAGGAGAAATAACCAGTCCGGGGTTTCCTTCAGATGGTAAACCGGGTGACCCAATAAATCCACCTCCTGAGGCTAGAATACCAACTCCTCCTAATTTAACTCCAATAGTTGATTTTCCTACTATTGACCCTAATGCTCAAGCAGACCCAAGAGCTTTACCACAACAAAATGTTCCTCAATTAAATGTAGCAGAAGATTCTTCTATAGGAGATATTGCAGCACAACAAATGACAACTCCGGGTTTACCTGAAGGCACTACAGTAGTTCCTGTAGGAACACAAATAACTGCAGGGCAAACAGTACAAGAAGGCACAGGACAAGTGTCAGGTCAAGTTAATGTGCCAACAACAACTGCAGACACAACAATGGTAAATCAACCAACTGATATGACTGCTAATTTAATGGATGCTCAAACTGTTACAGATAATGTAAACACTGCATTAGATACAGTTCAAGCTGCTCAAACAGACCCTGATGACCCACGTTCTAAAGTCATCGCAGCAGAGCAAACAGAATCAAGTGTAAGTGATTTAGAGGCTGCACAAGGTAAAGCTCACATTCTTGAAAATCCTGTTCAAAGACAAATTCAAGATGGGGAACTTATTGATGGTGTAGCTAACGCAGAAAAAGCAGCTAAGTTCGCAGAACAAATAGATGCAGCGACTGCAACTCCTTCCGAAAAAGCCACTGTCCAAGGTCAACTATCTTCTTTAACAGCAAACTTTGACGCTACCAATCCACCTGCATGGGCAGCAGGTGCAATTAGAGGTGTCCAAGCAGCAATGCAACAAAGAGGTATTGGTGCATCTAGTATGGCAGGACAAGCCTTAATTCAAGCATCAATAGAATCTGCACTACCTATTGCACAAGCAGATGCAAGTATACAAGCACAGTTTGAAACACAAAATTTATCTAACAGACAACAGAGAGCAATGTTAGCTGCTCAACAAAGAGCAACATTTATAGGTCAAGAGTTTGACCAAGCATTTCAAGCAAGAGTACAAAACTCTGCAAGAATAGCAGATATAGCTAACATGAACTTCAATGCAGAGCAACAGATAGCGTTAGAAAACTCTCGTGCTGTCAATACAATGAATTTACAGAACTTGAGTAATAATCAGGCTATGGTTATGGCAGAAGCAGGTGCTTTAGCTAATTTAGATATGGCTAATTTAAGTAACAGACAACAATCTGCAGTGCAGAATGCTCAAAACTTTTTACAAATGGACATGGCTAACTTAACTAATAAACAACAAACAGAATTATTTAAAGCTCAACAAAGAACACAAGCATTGTTTACAGACCAAGCTGCAGAGAATGCAAGTAGACAGTTTAATGCTACGACACAGAATCAAGTTGACCAATTCTTTGCAAATCTAGGAACACAAGTTGCACAGTTTAATGCAACACAAGCTAATGCCCAAGCACAGTTTAATGCAGGTCAAGCTAATACTGTAGAAAGATTTAATGCAGAACTTAATAATCAAAGAGACCAATTTAATGCACAGAATCAACTTGTAATAAGTCAAAGTAATGCACAGTGGAGAAGACAGATAGCCACTGCAGATACTGTAGCAGTTAATCGTGCAAATGAATTAAATGCTAATTCTCTTCTTGGTATATCAAAAGAGGCTTATGATAATTTGTGGACATATTATGCAGACACTATGGAATGGGCATGGACAAGTGCAGAGAGTGAACTAGATAGAATACAAAAATTAGCAGTTGCTAATATACAATCAGACTCTTTAAAAGAAGCAAGAGCAATGGAAGCAGATGCAAAAGCAGCATCAGGTCTTGGCAGTATGGTAGGTACTATATTAACTGCAGGAAAAGACTCATTAATAGGTGGATGGTTTAGTTAATGGCAAATTTTATAGAAAACAATCGTAGAACTTGGTTTACTCTTAATGAAGAATTAAAAAGAATGGGTGATAAACCTGTAAAAACTAATCAAACAAGTTTACTTCAAAGAAGACCAAAAGAAGAATCAAGTGATATGTTAAATACGAAACAATATGTACTTACAATTAGAAATGCTTTTAAAAGAAATATGGAAGCAAAAGAGGAGACTTAATAATGTCATCAATAGAATTAGAACCTGAATTAGATGCTCCTATTCCGGGAATGTCACTAACACACGAACTAGGTGCTAGACCTTGGCAAACTCCTCCTGAACTACCAACAGTAGAGGCTGCCATAGATTATTATATACCTAGAATAGGCAACCCTGCAACAATAAATCAAGTATTGGGTTTACTTGAAAGTGGCACACCTTTACCTAACATAGCAGAGACCATGACTTTAGTTGGAGCTATGGAAGGTAAACACAGTGTAGATGTTGCAGTGTTAATGAACCCTATAATAGTAGAATTTTTAAAAGGTATTGGTGATATAACAAACACATCATATAATTTAGAAAGAAAAGATATGGACATGGAAGCTAATCCTGTTATTGCAGATAAAGCAGTAGAAGCCTTAAAAGGGGAAGAAAAGGTCACTGAAGAGCAACAAACTGAAATAGCAGATTTATCCAAGGACATTTTAAAAGAAGAAAAGAAAGGTCTGATGTCTAGACCTGAAAAAGAAGAGGAAGAGGTGTAATGGCTTTATCTTTAGTACAATTTGCAGCGATAGCAGGTGGTAGAGCTGCAGACATATTAAAAGCAGACGATGTTAGAAGGTCTAAAGAGTATAACAAGGCTTTTAATGATTTTATTGATAACAATGTAGGTGCTATCAAAAAAGCTAGTGCAAAAAGATTATTGTTAGAAAATAAAATGAAAAAAGATATATCTCAAATTGTTAATACTTATGTTAAAGACAATCCGAATATAAGTGATGTAAACATGTATGAAGTTGCAAATGCTATATATGCTAGTCATGGATATAGTCTAGAGAATGTAACAAAAGATGTTGTATCTAGAAAAAGAAACCATCTTATGAATAATTTAACAGAGAGTGAAGATGACAATACATTTAATTATGTTGACGCTTACATAACAAATCCAAAAGATTTAAAATCAGAAAGAACATTAGAACAAATAGCTAAAAAGAATGCTCAAGAATTAGTTCCAAAACCTGTTCTTGACTTGGCTGCTAAAGCTAAAGGTTTAGGTAGATTTAAAGAAACTGCATTTACTTCTCCTGACGTAGGTAAAATTGAATCTGATTTACTTGCTGCAACAGGATATAAAGAGGATGAAGTTTTAGCAGAAGGACCTTCTGCACAATTTAAAGGTCCTGTGTCAGATGAAATGGAAATGCAAAGATTTAGAAATTTAAAAGCAGCATATGAAAAAGGAGAACTAGATAGAAAGAAATTATTGCAGACATTAGAGACAGGAGATTTTGATATTAATCAAATAAATAAATTATATAGAACTAATGAAAGTAATCAATACGCTAAAGCAGGTCTTGCAAAAGGGATTGGTAGTGGTGGTTACTTAACCCCAGAGGATTATGGTAAAAAGACCCAACAAGCAAGAATGGAGGGTTTTAAAATTACAGTTCAACAAATAATAAACGCTAAACAACCTACAACTCCTTACATAAATCAAGATACTGTAAAATCTACTTTAATTGCAATAGCAAAAGGACTAAATCCTATTACTCAAACAGATAAATTTGAAATAGGTGGTGTTTATGTCAGACAATTATCACAAAATAAAAAAGAAAAGTATATTTATTTAGGTGAAGGTGTTCCTGAAATTAGAATACCATAATTAGGATTAATAAACATGTCCACAAGATTAGATTTACTATCCAATAAAAATCAAGATGTATTTGCTCAAGAAGAAGACAATAAAGATGTTTTTGAATTTGAGGAAAGTAGTGACGTTATTCAAAAAGAAGAATCTAAAGATGTAATAGAAGGCACTGAGCTTCAAACTATTACAAGCACCGACCCTAGTCAAGTTACTCCACTTGACACTTCCCAAGGAAAACTTAGTAAAAAAGACTTATTAAAAGATAAAGACTATTTTGAAGAAATACTTCAGTATAGAGAAGATAGATTTGGCACTGACAAAAAAGTTGGTGCTGCCTATGTAATGATACCTTTTTTAAAGCAAGATTTAACCCAAGAAAATATAATTGATGATTATTTAGACCATTATAGATTTATAACAGGTAATGAAATAGATGTCATTCAAGAGTTAGATTGGCTAAAAAGTATACAGAAAAAAGAACAGATGGCATTAACAAATGCTAGAAATGCTAAAGTGCAAAATGAACAAAATGCTTACTTGGCAGAAGCTAAAAAGTTTTCTGAGATGAGGGCAAGAGCAGCTAAATTGTACTCCAAAACATCTAGACTGGCAGAGATATATGACTCTAAAAGATATGAAGGTATGTCAGGTTATGAAAAAGTAACTGATGTAATTGATACAGTGGGTGGGCATATAGCTACGCAGATAACTTCTCCTCTATCTATAGTATCTATAGGTGTGGGTAAAGCTATATCACAAAAATTGGCTCAAAAGGCAGGTATAGGCAAAATATCTCAAATACTCATAGCTGCTGCGACTACTGCTCCAATAGATGCAGGTCAAGCTGCCGTTGTTGATGTAGTAGCTCAAGGCTCTGAAATAGAAATGGGTATTAGAGAGGATTATGATGCAGAAAGAACTGCAACAGTTGCAGGTGCATCTGCTGTAATATCAGGAACTTTATCAGGTGTTGGACAAAGACTAGCTATGAGAAAAGGCAGTGGTCTAACCAAAGAGGGCATTGAGGAAGCAGTTAAAAAGGTAAAGAAGAAACAACAACAAATTGCTAAACAAAAAATAAAAGAATTAGGTGGTGCAAAAGAATATGCAGACAAATTTGCTAAAGATATAGAAGATACATTTGGAAAGAAAGCAGTTCAAAGAGATTCTAGTGGTAATGTTGTAGGTATTAACACTGAAGTTATTAAAAAAGCAGGTAGGGAAAAATTAGAATCTTTAGATAAAGCAGGTTATCAAGTAGAAATAGTAGAACCTGCTATGAATTTAAATACATATGAAAGAGTTTTAGCAGGTGTTGGAGAACTTTTTGAAAGAGGCAGAGCTAATGTTGAAGAGTTTTTAGATATTGACGAAGGTATTGCTAGAACCTTAAACATGGACAAAGCACAATACATTAAAGAAGGAACTGCAGAATTAAAAAACTTATTCAGACCTTTAGGAAAAGATGAAAGAATAAGTGAAAGAGTTTTTGAAATACTAATGAATGAAAAAGGATTTGTTAACAAAGATTTACCATTAAAAATATTGGCTAAATATGGAGTGACAAATAAAGATTTTTCTGCCATGATGTTATCAGAAATTAGTAGAGCAGGTAAAAAATTAAGTGTAGTATCTCAACTTCCTAGAAAGTTAGCACAAGCTAACAGATTAAAAACATCTGAAGAGGTTGCAGAGGAACAGGCACAAATAGCAGTAAATAATAGATTTAAAGAGTTATATTATAGATTTGAAAATATACGTAGAGCTACACTAGTTTCAGGTATAGCTACTGCACAAAGAAACGCATTGGCACAGATACCTAGAGTGGCTATAGATAGTCTTATCTATACATTAGAGAGTGTATTAAATCCTAATAAAAAGTTTAGTCTTAGAGGAAGTTTAGCTCAACTAAAATATACTTTCACAAATTTAGAAGATTCAACTGTAATATCAAATGCTTTATTAGATAATTTTGATTTTGCCAAAGCTAAAATGTGGAACAATTATAGTGAAGTAGGACATAAGTTAAGAAAAGCTAATCCTAATCAAGATGCGTTGTCAAGAGTATCAGGAGTTGATGCAAAGAGTAAGAAAACAAAAACACCAGAAGCTCTAGACCCACAAAGAGGTAACATAGTAGACTCAACATTAGATAAATGGGAAATGCTAATACATCACTTTAATGTATTTAATAGATTCCAAGAATCACTTTTTAGAAGAGGTGCATTTAATGCATCAATAGAAAGACAACTTATAAATAAGTATGGAAAAGACGTTAATCTTGTTAATGTAATGAAAGAAGGTACTTTTTTAAAGTACGTTGATAACGAGATGATGGCAAAAGGGGTAGAAGACGCTTTAGATTTTACTTATGCTGCACAACCTAGATTAGGACTTTTTCAAGATGCTAATCAATTTATGACTAAATACCTTACAATATTTGCTCCATTCCCTAGATTTATGTTTAAAGCAATGGAAATGACATATAATTATAACGTTACAGGTGCTATGACAGGTGCTTACAGAACTATGTCACAGGCTATTAGAAAAGGTGGGTTTAAAAAAGTAGATGATGGTGCTTACAAACAAATGGCAGAGGGCATAGTTGGTACTACAATATTATTGCCAATGGGTTATGTACTAAGAGACCCTGAAAATGGTATAGCAGGTTCTGAATGGTATACATTAAATACAGGCAAAGGTACAGAGATGGATATGAGAGTGTTTGGTCCTATTATAACACCATATCTTTTATTTGGAGAAATGATGCATAGAGCAGAAAGAGGTGTTCCTAGTGTAGGTGCTAGAGACTTTTGGCAAGGTGTATCAGGAGCTAACTTTAGGTCATTTACATCAATAGATAGAACTATAGGTGAATTTCTTAAACTTGCTCAATCAGGAGATGCTAGAGTAAGAGATAGTTTTTTTGGTGGTCTTGGTAGAACTTTAGGTGAGGCATGGTCAGGTTATGGTCAATTCTTTTTACAATTCTCTGATATAACAGGTGAATCAGACAGGAGAAGAGACTATAAAAAAGACCCTATATATGAGCAAAGATTTGGTGGCAAACTTGATGAGTTCACTGACTACTATTTTGGTTTTGATATAGAGAAAAGTTTAGATGCTTTTTTAAAAGAATTTAGTTTACCTATAAAAAGAAGAATAGATGCTTTTACAGATGACCCTAATGTCCCTTTTGGAAGAGACCCAAGAATCACAGATATACCTGAAAGAGTTTTACCATTCATGAAAGTTCTGTTTGGTGCTACATTAAATAGAACACCCCCTAAATATATATTAGAACTTAGTAGAATGGGATTTGGGTATGATGCTTTTATGTCTAAAACAGCCATGCCAACTATAAATAGATTAGCTAATAAAAATACTGCTTTCTTTTTACAAGAAGAAATGACATACTATTTATCTACATTAAAGTCAGATGATGCTTATAAAACTGATGGTAAATTTGATTATGGAAAAGCTGTTGGTGCAGTAGATTCTTATATAAAAAGTATAAAGAAACAAGCTCTAGCAGAGGCTAAAGCAGAAATAAATAATGAAGATGAGTTATTAGGCATGTTGATAAAGTATAAATCAATTAGTCCTACCTCTAGAATGTCTGCAGAAAAATTATATAAAGCTAGAAAAGAAAAAGAATTAAATGTTCGTGATTATGAAATTGACTACTATGATTATAATGAATTATTTCAAATATTTAAAGAGGCATCTAAGATAAGAGGTGAAGGAGAACTAAAAAGAAAGTTTCTACCAAAAAAACAACAACAACTTTTTAAAGAGTAAAATAATTCACCACAATCCTAACAATCTACCATTGCCTACAATAATAAATAAACAAGTAACAATGTGCAGACTATACCAAAATATCTGTGCTAGTTTAACCAAACAAATGCCTCAGAATACCCATAGCTAAAGCTGCACATGCTACCCCATTTACCATAAGTAATGCCCTATCATGCCACAGGTAAGCCATACCTGCTAACAATCCTGTCCCTAAACAGGATGCAATAAGGTCATACAAAGGTAACACACCAACTGACCTACATATAATACCTGACATGATTAAGAATGAACCTGACCATTTTAGATACCACGATAGGTCATGTGTTGGTGTTATTTTTTGCATTTAGTTCCTTTGCTTTTTTTAAAATTACTTCAGATAAACTTTTTAACAATCTTGTATTTTCAACTAGTTCCTCTAGTTTCTTATCAAGAGTGTTATCTTTACCTTCCATAAACTTCTTTGCTTCTTCTTCTAGTCTCTTCACGTTTTACTTTCTCCAACTGTTTTGCATAAGCAAAGTTGTATCCTCTTTGCCATTCTCTATGTTGCATGGTGTTGAAGTTGTAAGGACTAACTGTTGCTATTACTTTACTACCCTTTACATTTCTAATGTATTGTTTACCTCTAAAAGCATTTATACCTCTTTCAAATTGAATGCGTAAGGGTGCATCATATTTACTTAGATTCGGATTTCTTCTCTTCTTTCTCTGATTCATTTTCCTGTTTCCTTTCAAAATATTTCATTACCATTGCTAGTCTGTCATCAAATTGAGCAATCTTTTCTATTTCTTTATCAATAGTTTCTTGTATATCAGAATGCTCTCCTATACCTACAGTCATTCTTAAATAAACTTCTACGTTTGCTATATGTCTATTTATGTTTCCTACGTAGAAGGACTTTAATGCATTTAACATTATATCTCGCATGTAATATCTCCTTTATAATAAAAGTTAAAGTTAAAAGGGCAACACAAATAAAGTATTCTTCAATCATGCTACCCTCAAGTGCCTCACTACCCACGAAACCTGAGAACACTAATGTAATCAGATAACTGAGGATAGGTATCAAGACTATACCATTAACTAGCCTCAATGTCAACAACCTCACACACACCTGCAGTACATGCAAGTTCTTTGCTACCATTTGTAGTATCTTCTTTTTCAAAATCTTGAAGTTTACTCCAATCAATAGACTTGGGCATAGACTCCATAAGTTTATTATATTCTTTTTCATCTATGTCTTGGTAAGGTGCTTGTTTATAAGTATGCTCACTAAAAGGTAAAAAGGATATTCCTGACACTTCATCAAAGTTTTTAAATACCCATGCACCTACATCCATCCATTCTTCTTCTTTTACAGAAACAGTAACAGATGGTTTGTGCTCACACCAATGTCTTTGGAACATTAACCAATAATCTAACTGTTCTATTGCAGTCATAGCAGTTCTAGTTATAGCACCTGTAGGTGATTTCATTGGAAAACTAAATACTGAAACGCTATCAGGTTTTGTTATATCAGGCTCAATAGGTATACCTGCTTCTTTCATAAACTGTGTAAGAGGGTCTTTATTATCTCCACGTACAGTTCTAATGTAATAATCATTATGTCTAGCATGAATACCTGATGCACTATCTACCAACTGTGATACAGTTCCTGATGGCTTGATACAAGTGATTGCAGTTGATTGTGGTATGCCTAAATCATTAGCAATCTTTTTATTAGTCTCTACTGCAACCTCTTTCAACTCTAATAATATTCTTTGAATAGCTTCTTTAGTGCCATTATTAAGAAGATAACAATCTAATATACCTGTAAGAGACACACCTAACAATCTTTCTTCTTCTGTATTTTCTTTCCATACTTTTCTAAGATATTTAAATTCTGTAAGAGTGGATTGGAACGTACCTAGTATGGTAGCAAGTCTAACCTTTTCTTTCAAAGTATCTAGGTGGTCTGCTTCTCTACAAACAACTTCGGTAAGATTACAGAACTGATAGGGTCTGAGTATAATCTCACTACATGGATTACAACCAAAAGCATAATTAGAATCTCTTCTACCATTCTCTTCTACTTTTTTCTTGGCAGACTTACGATTAAATATACCACGTTCTCCTGACTTAGATTCATACAAGGCTAACCATTCTCTCATGAATGTACCCATATCAGGCTTACCTTTGTAAGCTACAGAGTTATTAGCTAATGCTCTGTGTCCTTCATTTTCCCACCATGAACCTGACTTTGCATGTCTCATTTGGTCATCATTAAGATTAGATAAACTAATTAGTGCAGAACGTCTAACACCACCTACAACTACAACTTCTCCTATCTTACACATAATGTCGTGACATTCAATAGGATATAATCTTCTGCCTGATGCTTTTTTAAATATAGTTATGCAAAAATTATATAGGTCAATTAAAGGTTGAGGACCTGATGCTCTACCACCAAATGTTTTTAATCTTGCACCTGCAGGTCTAACCTGTGATACATCAAGAGATGGTATTTGTCCTACATATAACATAGCAATCAATTCACGTAATGCTCTTGCCCATCCGGGTCTGCTATCTGCAACAGTAATTACTGTAGTGCTTTTTTCAAAGTGCTCATTAACTATGGGTAACTTATCTACATTTTCTCTTTCAACAGAGAAGCCTACACCTGTGCCACACATAAGTATATACATACATTCATCAAATGAACGTGGACTATCTACAGGTATGTAACTACAATTATATCCTGCTACATGGCATCTGTCTAAAGCTATACCTGCAGTCATCAATGCTCTCATGCTTGGCATAACTCCTAATGATATTATACCATCAGTTATTTTTTCTTTTAATGCTTTAGTTAATGTATAACCATGTTTAGTTTTTAAATGATTACTCATGTAATCAATATATCTATCTGCAGTTTCACTCCAAGTTTCTCTTCTTTGCTCATCGTCTTTCCATCTAGCATATCTAGATAGAGCTATAAAATTTTGATAGTCTGTTGGTAAATAGTTACTCTTCATCTTTGTTCTCCTGTATTACTTTCATGTGTCTAATAATGACACCATCAATCTCATGTATAAAATCTTTTATGTGGTCTTCAAATTCTTCATCTACTCTGTTATCTGAAGGAACATGATATTCTTCTTCGTCAACATGTATTGTCATCATAATTTTAAGTTTTATCGTCATCTTCTAACTCATCAATCAATTCGTTGAGATACCATTGTGCTTTTTTTAAATCTTCTACACCATTCTTATATCTGTATCTCCATAAATATTTCATGATGTTTCCTTGTAAATAATATTCGTAGCCTTTATCTGTCATAGCTTTTATAGCATCTATAGTTTCTATACCTGCTTTATTATAGTGTGGTGGACTATTAACCATGTCCAAAGTTTGTTTGTGGTCTGACTGTTCTTGTGCTTGTTTTCTTATCATATCTCCTACCTCTTTAAATTTTTTTCTTAATGATTCTCTATATTCTCCCACTAAGTATCTCCTTTAGTAAAGTTTATAGTTATAACATTATCCTTTATTTTGTCAACAGTTCTCTTTTTCTTATCATCAACTGCACTACTATCATCAGGCTTATGTAAAAATTCATCTACTTTAGTTCTATAGTGAGGGTCATCTTCCATGAGTGCTAATGATGCACATGCCAACTGACAAACATTTTCTAATGCAAAAAAGCTATCATCATCTATATTTAATCTTCTAGCTTGAATAGCTAATTGATATTGTCCTTCCCATTTTCCTTTTTCATCTATGTTAGGTATTACCTCTATGAAAAAATGATTACCTCTGTTATTAAATTGTTTTGCCATACTTATCTCCTCACTTTCTTGCCTATAAATTTTATGAATATAGGATGTTTGTTTTTTCCTTTTTCTTTTAGCCAACACTCAGGTATTATTCTGTCATAATATCTAAAATTATATTTTAAACACCATTGAGCATACGTTGACTTTGCTCCTTTATATAACTTAACTTTACTATTAGTGAAAATAAATCTAATGTCAAGTTTAGGATGTTGCTTTTGTATTGCTAAATGTTTACGTCTGTCAGAGGCTAGAAATCTACCTTTGGTTTCTATTATTATACCATTGTCTAATATAAAGTCAGGGGTATAGGTGCGATAAGATAAGTCTTCCCATTCTATCTTTATAGTTTCATAGGAGAATTTGAACTTGCGTTCTTTAAGATAGACAGATAACTTATGTTCTAATCCACTCCTATACCCATGCTTCAAAGCATTACGATATGCTTTATGTGGTGTCACTACAGGAAGGTTCTCCAACCTGTAAATGGACTCCATTCTTTATAAGATGAGCTAGTATTATAGGTATAACCCAATGCTTTTAGCTCTTCTTTTACTGCTTCGTCTGCTAATTTCTTAGCTTCCATAGCATCTTTTAAACCTTTCGTTCTCATTTCACGATAGGCAGTTTTAGCTTCGGCTAACTCTTTTTCCATATTCTCAATGTTAGCTTTCAGTTCGTCAAGTTTTTTTTCTGACATTACTTTACACTCCATATTTTCTTTGCTTCTTCTTTCATCTTACCATTCCACATCCAAGAGTCAAGGTTAGGATAAACAAAAGAAGCTAACTCATGCTTATCATCACTGATAGACAAAAACTTCTGTATACCATAGGCAACTTTTTCAAGTTGTTTTTTATACGAAGTTAAGTTTTTAAGTGTAAACTTTTTATGCTCCTTTGGAGTAGCAAAAAATAAATCTACACTATTATTAGGGTATGCCATAGAATAAAGTGCCATCTGTCTTTTCTGTGCTTCTGTTGGTTGTGATGGCATTCTAGTTGATGTTTTTAAATCAACTATTTTATCTTTAAATCTAAAGTCTATGTAACCCATGATGGGTACAGGCAAATCTTCTAACTGTACCTCAACCTTTTCTTGATAGTCCTCAAGATTATCATAATCAAAGTTCTTATCAATAACTTCTCCAAAACCTTTTAGCAAACCTCTTTCTTTCTCTGTTTTTTTATCTCCTAAATCAACCATAGACTCAGTACACAATGTCATAAACTTCATATTTAATAAGTCATAATCAAATGTACCTTCTTTATATTTATTAGCTAAAACAAACTCTGATGCAATGCCACGTACTGCACCTGCACCACTAGGAGATTTAACTTTAAACAAATACCTAGCCACCCACATAGGTGTATCACTTATGTAGGTATTTATACTGCTAGGTGAAAGGTAATTTATACCATGTGCTTTGAAGGGATTATTGCTTCTCATCAGATTCTAGTTCAACATCTATAAACTGCTCAACAGTTTCTGCATCTTCTTCTGATACTTCATCCTGTTTCTCTGCAACTCTCTCATCCCACTTCTTAAGAATATTATCGTTATGAGCTTTGACCCAATCTAAAAAGTCCCCAAAAGTTTTATGGTCTTCTTCAGATATATCCATCTTAGTAGTATAATCAACTTTAAATGTAGGTTTAAAAAACTCTGTACCTGCATTGTTAGTATAGAACACTTCAGATTCATCTAGTTCAATATTATGTTGAAGTGGTAGTCTCTCCATCCTAGAAAACTTAGAGAATATTTCACCCATAGACTTAAAAGTATTCTTGTCTTTCATTTCCCATATAGCAGGAAAAGGTGGTAAATCTTCTTGTACCTCTTTGCCATCAACTAACTTTACAGGCTTTTCTAATTCAACTATACCAAAGACAACCCTATATCTATCAACTGCTTTGATTATATTTTTAGTTGACTCAGGTAAAGATTGATAATCTTTAACATAACCTGTAGGTTTTCCACAGTTAAAAGTACCATAGTCATCTTTTAAATCTATACTCAAAGTGTCTGCCATTATAGACTTACAATACTTCTTATCATTTTGATAATATCTCTTATACATGAATCTCTGTAAAAAAGGTCTAAACTTAGCTTTCTCTGCAAAGTAATATATAGGAACATCTCCAACTTTTTCAAGTCTGTAGCATCCACCTTTTATTACTTCCATCTTAACTTCTTTACCATCCACAGTGCCAATGCCCATTGTAGGCTCATGCCATATTCTAAATCTATTTAGAACATTAACTTTTCTTTCACCACTATTGACAGGCAAACCCATTGCCTTTGCCATAGATGCATAACTCTCTGTATTTATCGTTACTACTTCATTCATATTTACATACTCCTTTCAAAAGAATCTTAGTTATATCATGCAATATCTTTTGTGTCAAGCCAGTTGTCTCCTATCTTTGACTCTAACAAAAGAGGCACATTAAAATCAATACCAAATTGTGTATTCACAATATTAGTAATATCCTGATTAATACTTTTAATTATAAATACAACTTTATTTATTTCATCAGGATGAACATCAATCACGATAGAATCATGTACTGTATTCACAATACAAGAGTTTAGTGATTTTAATCTCTGTTCCATGTGAACAAGAATAAGGGGAACTATATCTGCAGTTGCAAAACTTTGTACAGGATAATTTTTTATCTGTGTAAAATGTGATACAGAACCACTTCTTCTCCTTTCAACATCAGGAAAACTAAACTGTCTGCCTGATGGTGTTGTAATACTACGTTTCTCTAGAGCTTCTTTAGCCAATCTGGAATGCCAAAGTGCGATGCCTTTGTATTTTTTCGTGAAGTCTTGGTAGTATTTCGCTTCTGCTTCTGTTCTTCCAAACCCAGTCGCACCATATAACGGAGCAAAGGTATGTGCTTTAGCTTCTTGTCTAGTTGTACTCTGACCCGAAGCTGAAATAACTGAAGCCGTATAAGCATGAACGTCAAAGCCTGTTTTAATTTCATCTATTGCCACCTCGTCTTGTGATAAATAGGCTGCAGTCCTAAACTCTAACTGTGCAAAGTCTGCTTCTAGAATCTTGCCACCTTTCCAACGTGAAACAAATACCTTCTTTACAGGGAACGTACCACCTCTAGGCATGTTCTGCATGTTAGGGTCTGCTCCACTAAATCTGCCTGTTGCAGTTCTGTGTTGTAACAATCTGACATGTAACATGCCATCCTGCTTTATATGTGATTTGATACCATCAACAAAAGAAGAGAGATAAGTATCCAATGCAGACAATCTCTGTAAGTCAGATAAAAAGTTTTCTGCATCTTTCATATTATTTCTTTTAGCTACATTTCTTAATGTATCAAGATAAAGTTTATTTATAGTAAATCCATTTGCACTAACCCATTTAGCAGTAGGTGCAGAGAACTTTAAACCTGCAACTTTATTAGTTGGTTCAAATAAATATCCTTGTGTATTACACGTGTGGCATCTGCTTGGCTTTGCGTAAGGTGCTCCTGATTTCTTTGTCTTCCTAACATATCCTGCACCTAAACAGTCTTTACATTTTATAGCTTTTGTTTTGTAAACAAGATTGGAATGCTCTAATACACACTCTCTATACTTATCCTTATCCATGTAAGGTGTAAACTCGTTTGCCCATAGTGCTTTATCTTTAGGCTTTCTACTATATATAACCCAAGACATTTGTTCAGGACTATTTAAATTTATAGGTGTGTCACCCATCAAGTCTTGAACTTGTTTCTTCAATCTTTTTTCTATGTCTATCTTTTCAGACTCAAACTCTTTTCTTACAGATTCTAGGACATCTTGGTTTACCTTAAAACCATTCCTATGTGTTCTAGCTAGAGTCATAGCAACTTTGTTTGTAAGTATTACTGTATCCATAAGGGATGTGCTAATTAATTGTTTGTATTGGCTATCACATAACTCTTGCGTTGCTCTCAAGTCTGCTCTTAAATATTCTGTTAACTCATCCTTTGGTATCTCATCCACACCCATGCCTTTAGCAAAATATTCTTTTAATGTATCTTGCTTCTTTGTATTCAAATCATGTCTTTCTGCACAGGCTTCTAATGACAAAGAATACTTCTCAGGATTACCCCTACTTAAAACATACTCTGCTAACATAGTATCAAATATAACACCATCATATTTGAAACCACACTCCCACAACCACATCAAATCATATGTTATGTTGTGTCCTATAAGAACTGTAGCTTTATCTAACATGTCTTGTATATCAACAAACCCACTATCCATATCATATATAGTTTCATTTCCATTGTCATCACGACAACCCACCATAACTAATTTATTAGTTGGTTCATATGGGTCAAGATACATCTTGCCATCTCTTTTAGTTACTGTATTTTCTATATCAATCGTTAACTTCATTTAATCTTTCCTTATGTTCTTTTAGATATATAACTGCTCTTTCTATTGTTGTCAAGTCATCTCTAAATCCACCCAATCCATCATTACAATGTTTACATATGTAACCACGAAAAGTATTTGTATCGTGACAATGGTCAAGAACCCATGTGCCTAACAACTTTTGATTATACTTATTAACCTCTTCTATACTTCTTTTACAAATAGGACAACAATAATTCTTGTCAGGATACACGTTTTGTTTTCTTAACGTAGCAATAACTTGCCTATGTCCTTTTTGACATGACCTACATGTCCTTTTTATTTCTGCTTCTCCTGACTTCGTGTAGGACATCTGTTGAAAGTTTTCAATAGGTTGTCTTATATCACACTTGATGCAGACCAACCCATCTTCACATATCTCCTCTACTACACTAAAGAGTTCAAACTGTTCAATCATACTTCGTATCTACCTATTTTATAATTAAGGTTACAATGAACAACACCATGCCATCCTGTAAGTTTATTCTTAACCACGTTGAGATGTCTTTGCAGGTCTTCCTCTTCTGCACCTTGTTGTGGTGGATTCTTTGCAATGAGTATCATCAAATCTGCTTCTGCTGCTTTACCTGTTCTACTACCTTCCATCATTGACTGATTAAGTAATACTTTACCCTCTGCATCTGCAGATAACTGTGACATATAAAATACTGCACACTTGTGTTCTTTGGCAATCATACGAGCATGAACTGCATTAGCTTTCAATGCTTCATCAGTACGAGCAAAGCCACCTGTACGTGCAAACTTATCTCCCATATCAAGAACAACTATGTCAGGCTTGTACGATTTACATACACTTTCAACCCATGACATGTCACGACCTGTTGCATCTTTAATCTTTATATTATCTTTAATAGGTGCATACAAATCTCTAGCACGACTAGGATTCTCCTTTATCTCTCTCATAGTCATACCTGTTGATGCAGTAAGATATCTAGCACCTACTCTGTGGCTACCCTCTTCATTACAAAGTATAATACACGATGCACCTTGTTGTGCTAAACCATCTTGACCTGCTAACAAACTTGCATGAAAGCTAGTCTTACCTGTGTTTGGTCTAGCACCTATCTCTATCAAGTGACCTGAGTTTATACCATCAACTTGTCTCGTTAAAGTAGGGACATTGAAAGTCCAACGTGCTTCTAAATCATTCTTGGCTAGTAAGGTATCTATCTCAATATCATCCCACTCCACATTTAGGTTAGGTGTAAAGTCATCTCCATACTGCTCTAGTATCTGACGTATAGGTTCTAAAGAGGAATGAGAACCATTAACATAATCAAAGCCAATATTGGCAATGTCCTCACCCACAACTTGTTGAAATAATTTTGATAATACTTCTTGTGCAATGTCTTCTCCTAAAGGTTGTTCCATTCTAATCTGTCTAAACAAACTAGAATAGGCTTGTTTCTGTGCAGTCGTAAGTGTCGGATTGTTAGACATGAACAAAGCCTCAATCTCATCAGGTGTAACACTCCTTTCATAAGTGCTCATGGCTTTGTCAATAGACTGCTTAATCTTTCTATTGTCTTTGGCAAATAGTCTATCAGGACATTTTGCTCCACGATGGTCATCATAAAATGATTTCTCCATCAAACTTCTTAGTAATGCTAATTCCATAACTGTGTCTCCTTTGGGGTTAATAGTTTCAAATTATTTAAGTCTTCTTGTCTCCTATATTTTAAATCATCTTTTAATCTTAGTATCTTTACATCCTTGACATGTGAACGTAACTCTTTAGCAAAAGCAAAAGACTTGGGTAGTGCATCAGGGTCAAGTGCTATTATTGCAGTTGAGAATTGCGACAGGAATGTTTTGTGAGAATCTAATAATGATGTACCCAACACAGCTACCCCAACATATACATCACTACCAATCACTCCTGCACTAATGCAATCCTCAACCACTATTGCGATACTACCACAACCAAATGAAAAAGGCAAGTCCGAAGAACCATACCTCTTCCACTTAGGAAGTTTGTTTAGGATAGACCTACCTGTAGCATCCACAATTCTGCCATTTTCTTTGATAGGAAAAACAACTCTGTGTTCTTTGACATCGTACTGTAACTCTAAAGCGTCTACATCTAGACCCCACTTGTTACACCAATCCATTATGTCTTGGTTACGTGGTGTAATGTACTCAGGCATTTCAAACGATGTCCCAACTTGGGACACTTCTCTCATGTTACGAATATCCTCTGCAGATAAATGAACACGACTTTTACCTTTGACATTACAAGATGCCTTATAACAGTTCCAAAGTAAAGAACCCATGTTGTTTGTAACAGTAAATGTTTTGTATGACTTGCACATAGGACATGTCATCCTTTGTGATGTGCCATTCTCTACATTTAACTGTTTAACATATTCATATATATTAATCATATATTATATATTACATCCTTCTTGTTGGCATTTAATATGCTTTTATCATGACTTTCAGATTCTGTCAACCCTCTACGTGTTTGCAATGCTAAATTAGCACTAGCAAAGGTATTCTTCATGTAAGGTTTAACAGATTGTGGGTTAGCATGTCCTGTAACTGACATAATATTACCCATAGATACACCTGCATCAACCATTTCAACTGTTCCTGTTCTACGTAAGTCACTTAATCGTAGCTCATTAGAGAGTCCTGCAGAGGTCATAACCTTTCTAGCTAGGATTGGTAGCTTTGTTAGTGAATAAGGCTTGTATGACCCCTTAAATGGTCTTGGGCGAGGTGCTACATACTTTTGAAACCCATAATCATTCTTTTGTTGTAATAACATTTCATTTAACTCGTCTGATATGGGTAAAAATACTTCTGCTCTTCTCTTAGACTGCTCAATTTGCATACGTTGTTCGTCTAAATCAAGATTAGACCACTCTAAAAGTCTCATATCCCCTATTCTTTGACACCATTCGTATGCCATCTGTGCAATCAGTCCTAAACTTCTAGTCTTGAAGTCAGAGTATGCAATATCAAGAAACCTGATAACGTCATCTTTTGTCCAAACAACTTTTCTATGTGCAACGACACGTTTCTTAATATTACTAAATGGATTCATATTACAATGCTCCATGTTTATTCCGTAATTAAGCAATACTCTGATTACAGACATGAGATGATTAGCTAATGATACACCTCTCTCACACCATTTGTTATAAGACAACTTGGCAAGTTTAGTTGTTAGACTAGAGAGTTTATACGTTCCTAAACTCTTGCCATCAACCACACTTGTAGAACAAACTATGCCTAAAAAGTATTTATACTGTGCTTTAGTTTCTTCTCGTAAGTTATTGTATTCAAACGATAAATAGTATTCTTTTAATAAGTCATTAACTTTCATAAGCCTATACCAAAATATCCAAATATAAATGCTACTGAACTAGCACCTAATATTAACCATATTAAATCGTCATTATTCATGTTCACCTCCTACATCATTTGGGTCATACTTAAATCTTTTGCCATTGTAGTACATGTATCTACTTCTGCTAGGTGTGTGATAACCTTTCTTCAAAAAGAATGTAGGCTTTCTTTTAGCAGTTTCAAATGTAGCTACAGTTAGAACAATAGCACCTAATATAAACACATGGGCAATCGCAGTTATCCCAAACATCCACATACTACCAAAGTACATGGAGAATGCAATGCACCACATCCATGCCAACACTTGCATAATCATGTGCCTAGTATTTAGGTCAGGTATATGTCGCAAGGGATTGCGTTCATAGTTCATGATGGAATCCCATATGTTATAAATTAACTTTCTCATTCACTATCCTCCTGTTGTTTATTGTATAACACAACACCAAAGTCATAGCCTTGATTATAATAATGCATCTCTCTGTGATTAGGTATTCTCATACCTTGAATAAACCCATCTATTGCACCATCCTTAAACGCATTTATTTTTCTTTGTATGTAATCCAAGTTTCTTTGACTTGTTGATGATTCACTTTGAGAATCTGTCTCAACACAAGGTTTCATTTCTAATCTATACATTGTCATGATAATAACTCCTTTGCTACTTCAAATATTGCATACGCATACAATATTATTATTATTAATTTTAATGTCTTGTTGAATGAATCATCAGACATAACTTCCCAATGGGGTCTAACTTTTTTAGGCATAAACAAAATATCCTTTCTCGTAGTTAATTGATTTAATTTTTTTAGGCAATAACATTTCTCCTAGTATATGTGCAATCACATCTACTGTCCACGCATTGCCAATCATTTTATATCTTTGTGTCTTTGACACACCTTCTGTATAATTGTCAGGCAGAGTCTGTAATCTCTCACACTCTACAGGAGTTAGCTTTCTCCATGTCATACCTTGTACCACAACATTATCTTTTTGTACAGTAGTTAAACAATTAGTTTTGTCATCACTACGTACCTCTACTTGTGGTTCTAAAGGTAAATCCATTTGATAGTCTTTACGTACACCATTGGCATCTAGCCTACGATTAACAATCCTACCACCTTTGGGTGAATAGGTTGCAACCTTTGGTTCTCTGTTACCACCTTGCATGGTAAGTAATGTAGGTGCTTTACCATCCATGTGATACACTTCTTTAGTTGCCCTGTAGTTGTAGTGTGCATATTCTTCTGCTTCTCCTACAGGCATAAGTCTATCAACCAATGTCATGCCATTGTTACCTGCACCTTTGTACATAGTAGCAGTCGTACACAATGCCTTTTGATTAGGGTTCTTGTGATGCCTAGCATTACGTTCATTGATAGGAACAGGTGGTTCGTCATGGTCAGTCTGTAATATATCCTTGAGTACCAAGCCTTTATCTTCCAAAGGTGGAATCATTATCTGTTCATACTTGCCATTGATGTATGTGCCAAACCAATAGTTTCTCCATCTGTTTTGTGCAGAAACTTTACTTGAGTTTATTAACTGTGGTGGGAAACCCATGTGTTCTGTAATCACATCCTCAAACTGTTTTTTCATTCGTACATTCTCAAGCAATACATATCTTGGTTTTAGTTCATTCATAATTCTTACGAACTCAAAGAATAATCTACTACGTGGGTCATCAAATGCCAACTGCTTTCCTGCAAAGGAGAACCCCTGACATGGACTACCACCCATAAGTAAATCTATCTCAGGTAAATCCTGAGTATTTATTTTAGTTACATCTCCCAACTGTATTATGTCAGGATGATTTTTGTTTGCTATTTTGATGGCATAAGGGTCAATCTCTGCAGAATAATATTTATCTACAGATACATTGGCTCTGTCCATAGCAAGTCTTCCTGACTCTAAGCCACCACAAAAATTTAATACTTTCATTGTATTTGCTCCTTTCTAATTGGCATACAACCAACATGAATTATTTCAGATTTTGTAAGTCTAGGTTGAATTAT